TAGGATTAATCGATCCTATGTCGCAAAAACTCTTAATATCTTTTAACTTTGAAATAATAGGATAATAATGATCAAATCCGTTTTTAAGTCCTTTGCTTATATTCTCACCGCAATACTTAGCAGCATAGAAATCGTCATAAATACGCTGATCCATGTTTGACCAGTCTGTATAGAATATGTTGCGACAGTTACAAAAAGCATACCCTCTATCAAGAACATCAACTTTTAGCTCATTATTCTCTGGACTGCTGACTGTTCCTCTAACCAAGAGTGGGTGTTGTGTCTTGCACAAGGGACATTCCATTAACATTTTCGCAGGAAAGTCTATCCTTGAGAGGGAACCTGCCCTCTTTATATGCCCTGTAAGTTTCATCTATTCTATCCTTTATTGGTTTTGTATCAACATGAACACACATTGGATAACCGTCTTTATGTGGACATCCTAAGAATTTATATGGACCTTTAGAGCATGGTGAACATTTAGCAGGTGACTGAATACTAAGATCACCCTTAGCACCATTCGGATGGTTTATAAGGCTAGAAGAAGTCATTATCTGTATCGAAGGCGTTCCCCACATGCTGCCTGCTACTCCTAGGCCTGATTCCATCGTCAACAAACAATCTATATATCTAATCATGCATACCGCTTGCCTGAATGGAAACTTACCAGCTATTGTTGTTACTCTATCAGTTTCTTCTACCATGTCCTTACAAGTTTCATCTCCAGTAGTTATAATATGTGCATCTGGATATTTATCTAGAATGTAAGCAATATATTCCTTATAGTCTAATAATACCTTATGAATCGTCGTTCCTGTAAGATTCATCATCACCACAAACTTATTCTTAAACTTATTCATGTACTTTTCTACCGTCTTTATCTCTTCAGAAGTGTACCAAACTTCGCCAGTGTATTTGCCCATAAGTTCAGGAAATCCTGCCCACTTAGTTGTCTGATCATAGAAGCTTATTTTCCCCATCCAGTCTCTAGCTTTCTGATGCATATAATATTCTGGCATTTCTTCCATTGCAACGCAGCCGAACTCAAGAGAACGAAATAGATTGATAAAGATGTCGTAGCCCATAGATAATTCTTTCCAATGTCTGTCCATCATAGTCAAATCTCTATAAGCGGTTAAGTGTTGTGATGGCTCGAAGAATATCAAGTTGTCAATGAACGGATTGCACGCCAAAAGTTGCGTACCCTTAATGTTTGTCTCGAAATCTACTTGGTCATAACCATGTTCTTTTAATAAACGAGGAAGATGAGAACAATGAATTATGTCTCCATAAGCACCATATCTACTTATTAAGGCCTTCTTCATTATCCCCATCCTCCTTTGTTTATTTATTTTTAACTATCAGATTCTACAAAACGTTCGACATACGTCACAGCTGCAGTCACACTCGCTACAATAGCGTCTGTTCCTACAAATGTGAACATTAAATCGTCATTTGCGTTTAATTCAGTCTCATTAATCGTCATAGCTCTAATAGAACCTTTCACGTTTGTTGCTAAAGCAATCGTGCCTAAAGCAACATTCGATCCAGTACCTGCCAGCTTAGAGTTCAAGATAAGGCTTTTAGCCGAACTTGTTCCACCAGCATTGTAATAGAGATTAACTTCTGGTCCTACAGTAACCGGCATCTCTACAGTAGTTGTACTGTAAATTAAATCAGTTCCAGCAGAAGTACCTACTGTTGAACCTGAAGTAGCCATTGTAAGAATCTTTTTTGATCCGTAAGAAGGATCTGCATAACATCTACTCATTATAATCCTCCTTAAACAGCAGCGCTGGTTACATGGATTGATCTAAATTCAGAATCTGTTGAAATAGCCCAAGTTTTCACAAAGCCGCCCATGTAATACCAAGCGATACCTTGATCTCGACCGAAGTCTTTAGGTAAGTCAATTCTGATTTCCTCAGGGATAACGATTCCTTCACGTACAGCATCTGCTCCGAAGAACACTGCCTCGCCGTCAACGCTAGCTGAGCCTAATGTATTAACTAACACATTTGTTTCTTCAATAAAACGACATCCATAATAGCTACCAATTTCTCCTGCATAAATAGGAACCATAGTAGTGTTCTGAACTTTAGCTTCAAAGAAGTCATACAATCCACGTACAGAATTTGTAGAAGCAACGCAGCAATATTTGCCGTCTGCTCGTCGTGGTACATTGTTTGATTTAAGACGATCAATAACGTCTCGAACATTCTTGTCTGACATTGAACCACTTGCAGTTGCAGTAGCTACGCCGTCAGTTGTGAAAGTAGTCGTCGCTGTGTTAGCGATAACTGCCTTTGTTTCAGCTGATTTGAAGTGTACAGCAGCTGCACTATCTAATACTTTTGCTTCATCATTCATAAGAACACTTTTAACAATGTCAGGTACTGATACCTGTGCTAAAGTCTTTGCCTTCAATGTAAATGGAACTGAGTTACCATATTCATTTAGTGTCAAAGAACCTTGAACAATTGTGTAGTTATTCTTAGGAATTGTGCTTGTCTCCGCTAATGTTCCACCAGCAGTAGAGATGTTACTAATCTTATCGAATAGTACTGTATCTCCAGCTCCACGTCTCATTGCAGCTTCAGCGTCAACGAATTGACGAAACTTCATGATCGGTTGAGCAGCATGACGGATATTCTTAGAGAAAGCATCATTAGATAAATAACCACCTAATGAATTTACTCCCCATAATTGTTGACCCATTATAAAACTCCTTTATTTCTTCGTGTACATCGGTTTCCTTCGTTCCGAGATATAACTAGCGAGCTTCTCCGACTCAGACATAGGTCCGACTGGTTTAGCTGTTTGCTTAGATACTTTACTTCTCGAAAGCGAGTTCTTCCGCTTTTCACGAGATAAGCGTTTAGTTAGTTTCTTTACTTCTTTGTTAGAACCTTTTTGACGTTTGGCTTTTAGGATCAATTTAAACGCATCGGCTACAGCTAATCGCTGACCGCCTTGCGTTTGATAAACCTGTCCCTTCTCATTGTCTGTATAGAGTTGATAAGCAATGCGATTAAGAAGACTATTAGGGATTGCTAAGTTTAAATCAGCTCTAGAACCATTGAATAACTCAGATGAGTCAGGATCAGTAAATTCTTTATTCTCATTAACAAGCGTTGTCCACTCTTGCTGATTTGCAATTGCTTTTTCTTGTTGTTTCCTCTGAGAAGTTTCCATTGATTTAACTCTCTTGTCACCTTCGTCTTTAACCATGTACTCCATAACAGCCCATACAACTTCCGAGTTGCCATCTTCCATTGCTGTCTTCAAGGCAGTCTTTAATTGTGTTGGCGAATATTTTTCTTTGGTATCTCCATCTGGTTCTTTTGATTCTAACTTAGCATTCTTTTCTTCTAGGTCTTTTAATCGTGCTGTCAACTTGTCTATACGTTTTTGAGCACCATCTTTAGGACGTTCTAGAATAGCATCAAGCTCGTCTGCTTCATCAAGAGATTCTTCTTCACCATCAGGTGTTTCATCATCTCCTGCCGCATCGTCTTGAGCTTCTTCTGTGTCCCCGGAGTCGTCACCCTCCATAGGGGTTTCATGAGGAACCAACATTCCTTCATTTGGATCAGGGGCAACAAACTCTTCCATCTGTTCATCTACTACTTCTCCGATTGTTTGTGGTTCTTCAACAGTACCTTCTTCAACTGGTTTTTCCATTTTGTTCTCCATTGTTTTTATAGGGTCAAAGTCCCTGTCCAGAGTTTCTTAGGTGTTCTCAGAACCTTTTTTAGATTTGTTCTTTGCTCGTGTTGCTCGCATCTTTGCCTTAGTAGCTTCAGACATCTTCTTCTTGGGGAGAAGACTATTAACTGAAGTAGACACAACTATATTTTCTTTTGGTATATCAACAAGTACCTCAATACCTTCTCCCTTAACATAAGATTCATCCATCACTTGATCTTCTTTACCATCCATATCTTCGTACTTGTAAGGAGTTGCAAGTTCTAAACCACAATCTTGACAAGCTCCATTCTTATCATACTTATTACCACGTTGACATCCTGGACACCATGCACTAGCCATTCTTAAACTCCTTTCGTAGAGCATCTGCTGCTTGTTTGCCTTCTCCACGCTGTGCTTGATTAATGATGCTATCTTTTAATCCTTTATTCTGATAAGCCTGAGGGTTTGCCTTCATTCTTTTTCTGACCTCTTTATAGCTCATTCCTACCTTATCTTCAAATCCCATCATTCCTCCTTTTTTCTATAAGCACTTCGCTGCATCGGAGTAGTGTATGTTTTCTTTTCGTTATCCAGTGCTTTATAATATTTCTCTAGCGATTCGATGCCCTCTGTATAATCAGCAATCTTGTTGTATAGGGTTACTAATGCGTCTTGCTTGCCTAGGCATCTGGATACATCTTCTTGATAGATTGAACCTTTGATCCATCTTCCATCTTTCTTACGACCTGTTACATCTTCGATCATGGCATTAAGCAAAGGCTCGACGATCTCTTGCCATCCTTTAGTCTTAGTCATTTCTACGACCTTGCGGCATGCTTCAATCTTCCCAGACAGTTCTAACTTTCTTCTATCTTTGTTATCTAGCATTATTTCTTCTTTGCTTTCTTAGGCGGTAAAACATCATAGCCTGTAGGCAATCCTTTTCTTTTAGGTAATTGACTAGCTGCAGCTTCTTTATATTCTTTTGATTTATATACGTCGTAATCAGCCATTATTTATTCTCCTTTTTTGCCTTGTTCCAGATGTCGGTGAGCTTAGGAATAAATATTTTTTCTCTCCACTCTGCTTTTGGTAAGGTAGATCCGCTCAAACTTATATCTTCTCCTTTATCAATCATTTCTTGCTTGAATACTTCTAGCTTTTCCCTATCTACATTCTTTATGAACTCCTCAGCAGTCTTAAACTTCTTGGCTTGTTGTTCTAGGCCACCTTGTGATTGAGCATGACCTGGAAGAGATTTGCTATAAATATTCTTTCCTGTCGAACTTGTTACTTTCTCAATCCATTCTGGTTTTATATTGAATGGTGCAAAAAGTTCATCATTCCTCATTCCAAAACCAACTTCTTTGATATACTCTTTCGGTATGTTGATATGGATTCTATCTCCGTCTGCAACGTATTCGTTCTTACCTCTATGTGTTGGGAATACAAATGGTTCTTCTATTCCTTCTTTTAATATCTTCTTAGTGTTTCCCTTAGGAGTCTCGTGTGTCAGATGACCTGTCTGCTGAAAGTCTTCATATTCCTTAGCAAAGTATTCAGGGACGCTATCAAATCCCATCTCATGAAGATGTTCTTGCTTTGCTTCTGGTATTGATGTCTCTTCTAGAAATACTTGTGGTCCTTCGTTTGATTGAGCATTTCCTGGTAAAGCTTTTCCGTTCATCTTATTAATAGTTGTTTGCATCTGTTCTGGGGCTTCAGATGGAGATGTGTATTGAGATGGCATTTCTGTATCTTGTTGCTGAGGTTTATTAAAATCATTAAGGCCTGGTTGCTCTGGTAACTCCCAGTTTCGTTCTTGATTTGGACTAGTTAACGGTTGATCTAAGCCTAAATCTTGATTAACATTCTGATTCTCTCCTGGAGTCTCGTATTGTTTCTTACCACCTAATCCCATAACACTTGGAAGTATTGTCGGATTAAATATCGATTCCTTTGGAGGGATAACCTTGCTTAATGCATTGCCAACTGCCCAAAGATTTCCCCATTGATCATGTACATCATTCTCATCCTTAACTGTTGGTAGCTCGGCTGAATGTCTTTCAACAGGATTAGCCAGAGTTTTCTTTATAAACTCACCTGTCTCCTTCATGCGTCCATCTCTATATGCGTCATATGACATCTTAGAGACAACAGCTGTTGCTGCTACTGCTGCCATGTCTAATGCTACTTTTCCTGCCATTATTGCTAAAGGTTCAATTATTCCTGGCATTATCTATTCCTTGTAGTAATTTGTTCTTTCTTTGCTTCGAACTCTGCTATGTCGTCGATCTGCTCCTTGATGATATTGTTCTTTGTCTTGGCCAGATCTTTCATGCCCTTTATATTCGCTTCTTGAATTTGTTGTGCTTGTTGTTGCATTTGTTCTAGTTGTTGCTTCAATTGAGCAAGCTGCGTTTGCATTATCTCCTTAGGATCTGTCGAGAATCTTTCAGGGTCTTTAACCCCGTCTTTCTCTAACCAATCCTGTAATGCATTAAACACATCCTCTTGGTCTACAACTCCCATTTGCATATACTGGGTGATTGCCTGTAATCGCATCATGGCCTTTTGTGTTAATAACTGCTTGTCGGCTACTTCAAGCGATCCATTAGCACGAACATCGGCATTGATATTAAAGTCCTCGCGAGTAACTTCCTGCCCGTCTACCCAAATAGATTGACCAAGGCGTTCTTTAAGAATAGCAAACACCATCTTATATATCTTTGTCCAGAACTCATTCCATCGAATAATCTCGACGTTAATCGGGCCGGCTGTCTGCCGCATACCCTCTTGAATCTCGCCTAATGTTTTACCGCCACCCTTGTTCGTAGCATTATTAAAGAACTGGTCTGTGTTTCCCATGTACTCTTCGGCCGACGCCTTAAATATCTGCATGATACGTTCTGACGACATATCAACATTATTCATAGGATTAAGCGGTTGAATCTCATTCATGTCACTAACCTCAACCATTTCGCCCGGTGCGATTGAACCATCGCGCTGAAGAATCTCCGACGTATCTAAAACCTTATAAGCAGGATTGTTTGTAAACTCATCTCTAACAAGAAGGTTGTTTGCTGACCTATCCATAACTTCTTGAATCGCCTGAATCTGTTCCGGCAATCCTCGTGCGTTATAGTGGCCTGTATCTTTTCGCTCATTATCATAGCGTGCATAATTCCACCCTGCAAACTCAAACGGAAATGCTATTCGTTGGAGCAAGGCTTCGTCTGCGTTAGTAATGTCTGCAAATACTGTGAAAACCCATCTTTCATAATCGGTGCTGTCTTCGGGCTTGTACCATGCTTCGATTTCTTGGATTCGGTAGAGGTCTTTTTCGCTGACATTGTCTGTTATCCCTTCGTTGCGTCGTTGGTTTAAATCAAATACATCGTCATCATATCCTTTAGCATTGAACTGAATTTCCTCTAAATCTTTCTTGATAAATATTCCTGCATTCATCCGCTCTTCTAATTCCGGCCGCGTTAAATCATACTCAAATCGAATGCGAAATGCGTCATCTATATCTGTTGTATATGTAGGCACAATCAGCTTTGTAGGATTGACAATCTCTATCATAGGTAGCGATGATATATCCTCTATGTCGAACTCGATGATCTTCTTACCCTTGCGGAAATCATCAATAACCTGCTTGCACTGTTTCTTATCAAAATCGTTCTCTGGATCTAAATCGTATCTTTGGTATAAGAACTCTTTAAGCTCTACGTTCTTCATTTTCTTAAGTTCATCTATCTGTTCTTTAGGGTAATCATTAAGATCAATAACCTTATGAACGATGCGAGTGTTGTATTCTTCAATAACTCTTGCAATACAAATACCCATCTCTTTAGCATTGTCGGCGGCAATCTCTAGCTTGTCGTATAAGTTCATCTTGTTTCTAAGAAGAAGATTCATAGCGGCTTCGCATTTCTTGGCCTTCTCTTCTAACTCAGGCGTTATTGCTGTCCCTGATTCAAGACCGATAGTACATAACTTCTTAGGAGACCACATCGACAATACCATGTTTGGAGTGGACTTACGTATCAGTTTATCTGTTTCAGGTAAAGGAATATCTGGTGCGTTCTCGTATGGATAGTTAGATACTTCCTTAACGCCTAGACGCTGGTTTGCCGCCGTGATCATCTTGTCTCGCCATAACTGCGTATCGTTCTCGTCTCGTTCGCATTGCCCCATTAGTTCTTTGATGTACTCTTGAAGGTGAGCCGAAATCTTTCCTGTCTTAGATCTGTCTTTAACTGCCGCTTTAGTATCTGATTGCATGTCCGTGCTCCCT